AACAAATAAAATTGATGAGCTTAAAAAAGAAATCAACGATCTAAAAGAAAGAGTCAAAAAGATAGAAGAATCTTTCAATGTGAAAGAGATGAAAGAAATGAAAGAAAAACCATCAACTATGTTTATGTGAAATGCTGACAGATAAAGACATTAAAGAAGGCCAAAAGACAAGAGAAGAGATGATTAACGCTTTTAGAGCGAGTAGAAAAATGGTGTCTTGGAAAAGAAGAGGCGTTGCAAAAGAACTTCCTGAAAGGAAACTAATAAATATGCGGCGTGATTATTACTCTTGGATAAAAGAAAATTATTTCCCCATCTTAAAACATCCATCTTTTTTAGACCAGAACGACCCTAATTTTCTATTAAACAAGTGGCGTTCTTTTTGTACGATGTCACTTGTGCGATGTGGAAACCATTGTAACTTCTTGCTTTCCATCTATCCAGAAAGTGCGAAGTATTTTATAGAGATAGGCAGAATAAAAAAGATATTACCTCTTCGTAGTTCCTTTGTTGATACGTATCGAGAGGGTGACGATTCATATTCTAAAGATAGAGTCGTCTTAGAAAAAGATTTTGCAGGGTGGTTTCAAGAGGCAAAAGAACAAATAAAAACATTGATCGCTCAAGACTGCTATTTCTTTGGCAATGTAAAAAACAATAGTCCTCAATACTTCATGGAAAAATTTGTCGTCGATAAGGAAGATAAAGAAGATAAAGACAACGACGCAAAAACAGTGCAAGTCGATTTTAATATTATTTCTAGACAAAGTAACGCAAATGAAGATAAAAGTTAGCGTAGATATATCTGAGCAGCAATCCAGATTTATTCTTTCAGATAAGAAGTTCACAGCATTTGTTGGTGGTCGTGGATCTGGAAAGACCTTTATACTTGGGCATAGAGCAGCAGGAAGAGCAACAAATGGCAGGAACCAGCTAGTCGTAGGCAGAACGTATAAAGAGCTTAGGCAAACTATTATTCCTTCTGTTATAAATGCTTTAGAATTATATAGAGTTCCTTTTAAGCAAAACAAAAATGACAATCTGATCACTCTTAAAAAAAGCAAGATCCTTTTTTTATCGGGAGAAAATCCAGAGGCCATACGATCATATACCGACTATCATGACGGATATATAGATGAAGCTGCATGGCAGAAGCCTATGGTGATGAAAAACCTTTCGATGTGCTTGCGTGGTAAAGATGTATTGAACCCCACTGTTAATTTTACAACAACTCCAAGAGGCGGCTCATGGTTTAATTTGTTTGTAACTAAATCAAGCCAAGAAAAATTAGAGTTAATAAAGTGTACCACTTTTGATAATCCTTTTTTATCTGAAGATTCTTTAGAGCTTTTCAAAGAAGCATTATCTGGCGATGAAAAGCTAGCAAGACAAGAGCTATACGCTGATATGCTTTCTGAGTCTCCGATCAACGCAGTTATTCCAGACAACTTTATTTTTATGAGTGATGTGCCATCAGACTTACCAGTATCTATTGGTATAGATGTGGCGAGAGAAGGCGTTGATAATACTTTCATTGTTGTCAGTAATGAAAAAGGTGTTGTTGAATCGAATAAGTTTTCAAACTTGGATGGCATTAGTTTGTATCTAAATTTTGAGAAGATAGCAAAGAAGTATAGAACACTATGCTCTGTGAACGTTGATAATACAGGCGGCTGGGCTTATTCATTTCTAGATATTGCAAAAACAACAGAATATAGAGACAAAGTGTTTGGAATTAACTTTGCGTCATCAGCGAGTAATAACATATACGCGAACAAAAGAGCGGAAATGCTTTTCAGATTGAGAGAACTGTGTGAAAAGAAAGCTTTCTCTCTAAAGAATTGTCAAGATGTTGTTAGTGAAATAAATGCAACAACATATTTTTTGAACAGCTCTGGACAGCGTCAAATAATTGATAAAAAATTAATAAAGAAAGATATCGGTCACTCACCAGATGAGCTTGATGCAGTGTCTTTAAGTGTATTAAATGGGTTTAATTTACATATAAATGAAGCAAGGTATTCACCCTTGCCGCAACAAGGCTGGTAATTATGAATGAAATTGTAAAAGAGTTTGTAGACTTTGCTGAAAAAGCGAAGGACAAATATAAATCAGAAATAGACGAGATAAAAATTGATAGAGATATCTTTTCATCTACAAAAGTTTGGGATGATATCGACGAAAAAGTACGAGGGAAAAGTAGGGACAAGTCTATTGTCAATCCACTCCCGATGTATCGCAATGCCATATGCAATAGCTTCAATCGGTACCCGTACGACGTTGAAGTAGTAGGGCAAGCACCCGAAATAATTAAAGATAAATTAAAGAAAATATCTGTTGATTCTGGATTGAATAACATAGTGATGCAATGGGTGTCAGACGCTGTCATCATGGGTAAGGGCTTTGCTTTCATTACAACCAACGGAAATGAAATACAGATAAATTATTCTGATGACCCATCTCAAGTCATTATAGATAGCGAATCAAAGGCAATCGACGGAAGCGATATACAGAAGATTGCATTTGTAGATAAGATGAGCTATGAGAAAATAAAACAAACCTTTCCTTCTTTTGTGCTTACAGAAGATGAATTGAAGTCATCAAAAAATTTAAATGTTGGTTGTTGGGAATCAGGGAAGTATAGTTACAATGTCATTAGTTACTTTACGTTAAATGAGAGTGGCGTTACTTTGTATAGAATAATAGGCGATGAAGTAGTTGAGACAATTGTTTACGAAGGGCTAAAGAAGATTCCAGTAGTTCCTTTGTATGCGAATGAATTCTGGAAAGAAGGAAGCAGGCATTACAAGGGCATTGTAAGGGATGTAAGAGACTTAATCAAGATAGTAAACTACTCTTACTCGGCATTGAAAGAAAGGCTTGCTTGTCCTTTAATTCCAAAAACAAGGGTTTCTTTTGAATCTGTAGAAGGTTACTTAGAAGACTACACACAAAGTAACAAATCGACGGCAGGCGTTGAGCGTTATAAGGAATGGTCATCTGATGGGAGGAAATTAACAGCCCCATTTTCCGAATATCCAGAATTAAAAAGTAATGATTTGCTAGTCGTAATCGAAAACGCAAAGAGCCAGATAGCGAACATTATTGGCGTTCCGCAGTCTGGACTAGCTTTTGAAACGGATGCCGCACAGGCTACAGCTACAGAAGTATTGCTACGCTCACAAGCTAACGTGAATAATGTTTCTCATTATTATCAACACGCAAAAGCAAGCTTGAAAAACTTGATGAGCATCTGCTTAGACTTGATTTGCTATGTAGAAGGCATTGAGAATACTTTTACTATTGCAGTCACTAATGGCCCAGAAACATATATAAGAAAAGAGATGTTAAGGCAGCAGCTAATGGCGACACAATCACTTGTGCCGGATGCCGTGAAGCCTTTAATCATGGCTGAAGTCGTGAAAACTTTAGAAATAGAAAATGCAGAAGCTTTGAGTAACGCCATTCTTTTGACTTTATCTGAAGAGCTAAGGCCAGTGAATAAGACGCCGCAGGCTTTGGCTTTAGAATTAGTACAAAGTAAGCAACAGATAGAACAACTCCAGCAAGCATTGCAGCAGCTAGGCGAACAAAATAAGCAGTTACAAGAGACAATAAACATTGATGTGATTAATAGTCAGAATCAATTGCTGATGGTTCGAGTACAGAATGAAAGCTCGTTAAAAACAAAGCTCATAGAGATGCAGCAACGGAATAAAGAGTTTGAATTAAACTATCAACTAGAAATAGCGAAAGTAGATGCATCACAACGAGAAAAGTTAATGGAACAAGCTAATGAGCAAGCTAAGATACAAAACACATTAAGGCAAACGGCTTTGAAGGAAATAGAGCTAGCTGAAAAAATGAGGTTAGAAGAGGAGCGAAAAAGAAGCGAACTGTTAGCACTTGCGTTTAATAAAAATTAATTTGTATAAAAATTAGTTTATGTGTAACGTTTGTAATTTTATTTAATTATATTTATAAAAACAAAGGACAGAGATATGGCTGAAGAGCAAGATATAATCAATAAGTATCGTGGCGTTTCGTCAAATGATACTGAACAAAAAATAGAAGAGCCTGCAAAAGAGCAGACTCAAATACCGACAGAAGAAACAGAGACTAAAGAAGAAAAAGAAACAGTCAAAGTTAATAGTGTCGAGACGCCAGAAGAGAAAAAATCTGAGGATAGAAAAGAAATTAAAAACAATAGTTTTCCTCATGTCGAGCAGATTATAAAAGATCGACTAGCACGACAAGCAAAAAAACATCAGAGAGAATTAGAAGCCTTGCGAGCTGAGCTTAATAGCCTCAAGAAAAAAGAGGAAGAGCCTGAGTTCACAAGAGATGACTTTATTGACGAAGAAGAGTTTGAGCGATATAAAGCAGACAAATTAAAGAAGTCAATAAAGACAGATGTAATGAAAGAATTTGAATCCTCTCAAAAAGAGAGAGAAGCCGAAAGAGCACAGCAGGAAAAAGTAAACGCAACTATTGCAAACTTTCTTAAAACTCCTGAAGAGTTACAAGAATGGAAAAACAGACTAGAATATTTTGAAGAAGATTATTCAGATTTTCTAGAGAGTGAACAAGGACAAGAGATGTCTGAGTTCATGATTAACAGTAGCGTATTTCCAGTGATGATTGATTTGATTGCAAGCAACCCAAGCGTTGTAGACAAACTAAGCACATTGAGTACAAAAGAAGTTTACTTTAATTTAAAGCAGCTCGAAGAAGCGATTCTAAAAAAAATAACTGGGACAAAAGAAGCCCAACAACAAGAAAATAAAAACGCAGATGAACAAAAACCAAAACGTTCTCTGCCTAATTCTGGAAAATTCGGAGGCTCTTCATCAAGCACAGCATCAAGGCTAGACCCTAACAGCAAAGACTTTGATGCTAAGGAATACTTGAAAAGAAAATATCCGAATCAGTACTAAAAGGAATAATTAAAATGGCAAACTTAGCTACAAACATTACCACTGCACAGCTTGACATTTTGTCTGTTGCTGTTGAAAAATATTCACCAATTCTCGAAGACGTTCGCTCTTCACAGAAAGGACTAAAAGGGCGTACTGGCGGTGTCCTTCGTGTTGTCATTCCTGATTCTGGATCTGTAGTGATTACAGAAAATGGTATGCGTGATATTTCAGCTGTTGATTTAAGCAACGAAGAATTTTCAAAAGACTTAAGAGTCTCTTCAGCTAACACTTCTTTCAGTGCTACTGTATTAGAGAGAGTGAAGAACGTAGATGATTTCGATAAGGAAATTGTCCAACCACGAGCCGTAAATTATGGAGAAACGATAAACGAAAAGATTATCGATAAAGCGTATACAGTTGCAGGGATCGCACAAACTGCGGCTCTTGCATCACTTGACTTTGATGCATTAGCAACAACCGCTGGTAAGCTTCGTGAAAACCGAGCCACTAATTTGGTAGGCTATATGTCACCTACCGTGGCCGCAAAGCTAGGTTCTAAAGGGTCTAACGGCTCTTTCCTTCCTCCAGCAATTTTAGAACCAATGTACAAAGATTCACAAATCGGTCGTTTCGCAAACGTTCAATGGAAAGAATCAAAGATGCCTGTCTTTGAAGTAAGGCGGCGAACGTCATGGCTGATGATTGGGTAATCGACACAAGTGGAGTAGATGGTGATGCTGGGACTATCTTAATTGACGATGGTTCAAGTACAAAAAAAATCTCTGGTTCTACTGTGATTAAAAAGGGTTCTGTGTTTACAATTGCAGGCGTTTATGCAAAAGACGTTCTTGGAAAAGATACAACTAATCTCAAGGCTTTCGTTGTGCAAGAAGATGCTACTGGTACAGCAGAAGGAAAAATCACTCTAAAAGTGGGTGCATTCAAAAATACAGGAGCACATGCTAATGTTAGCAAAATGCCTGTTGCGACTAACGTCCCAGTGCCTGTTAACTGCGGAGCTGCAAAAACATATTCTGTAGTTTTCGTTTTCGAAAAAGGGAACATTGAATATGATGCAGTAGAACTAAACACCGCTGGTTTTGAATCCGTTACTGTTTCTGGAATTGATTCCAAAATCAAAACTACTGCATTAGTTGACGGTGACATCAACACGCTAACTGCAAAGTATCGAATTGATTCGGCCTTTGTAACTGGCGGCATTGATGACCGTAGAGCCGCTCTATTGTTTGTAGAAATCTGATAAATTAAGTTGTACATATAAGCTTAATTTATCTATATTGTATTATTATCCCAACCTGTCTGGGGAC